ATTATTTAAATGAATTTCTTCTTTTTGAATAATATCTTTTACGTCTTTTTTATTTGACATTGTCATATTGATATACCTTTTAGTTTATTTGTAAAGTGTTAAGAAGTAGTAAATGTTTTTGTTATTGCAGCACCTGCACCATTCCATTCTTCAGTTGCTGATATAAGTCCTGTTGATGACTCTCCACTAAATACTGCCCCTGCTGTATTTGTTCCTGTTCCTTGAAAACTAGATCTTCCTGTTGTTAAATCTGTTGTTTCTGTCCAACTTGTACCATTCCATTCTTCTGTGTTTGCTAATCTAACATAAGGAGGGCCTATTAGTCCACCAGCCATTAAAGCTGTAGTATAATCTGTACCAAAACCTACTCCAGATGTTCTAGCAGTATTTAAGTCATTCACTTCTGTCCAAGACGTTCCATTCCATTCTTCTGTTACTGCTGTTTGACCTGTAGCAATAGCTCCACTAAAAGCTAATGCTAAAGTTTGAGTCCCTGCTCCTGCTAAACCTAGTCTAGCAGTATTTAAATCGTTTACTTCCGTCCAGCTAGTTCCATTCCAACTTTCAGTTTGTGTAGTTAAATTAGCAGTAGCTGGATCACCTGTTGCACCACCAAAATATAAACTACTTGAATTACTTAATCCTACCATTGAACCCTGTTTTTTTGCTGTTACTAAATCTGTGGTTTCTGTCCAAGAAGTTCCATTCCAAGATTCAACAACTCCTACTAAAGGAGGAGCAGGAGTTCTACCTCCAGCAATTAATGAAGATGTTTGAGTTCCAGTAGCTTCTACTTCCCATCTTGCCGTACTTATATCATTAGATTCTGTCCAAGAAGTTCCATTATAAAGTTCATTTAATGATTGAGCTCCTGGAGCAGCTGCCCCACCATTACCACCAACATATAAAGCAGCTGTTTGTGTTCCAGCACCTCCTGCATCATATCTAACAGTGTTTACATTCCCACCCGTAGACCAACTTCCTGTTGTACTAACACTAGCACCTTTTAAAGCACCTGTTGTAGAATTATACCAAACTTGTCCCTCAACAGGATTAGTTGGATCTGATGCTAAGACTTCTACATTTGTGCCACTTATTTCTTTATAAGTTGCCATAATTTTAAGATGTTGTTATTGTTTCTGTAACTGGAGATCCTGCTCCTGTCCATTCTTCGGTTGCGGTTGTTTCACCTGCAGGTGAATTACCACCAAATGCTAAACCATTTAAATTACTTGATCCTGCTCCACCAGATGAATTTCTTGAAGTGTTTAAATCTGCAGTTTCTGCCCAAGAAGATCCGTTCCATTGTTCTGTTATACTAAATTCTGAAACTCCAGAACCAGCTCCACCAAAAGCTAATGCAGATGTTTGTGTTCCATCACCACCAAGATATGCTCTTGCAGTATTTAAATCATTTTCTTCAGTCCAGCTTGTACCATTAAAAGATTCTGTTTGAGTATTAAAAGTTGGATATGGAGATGTAATTCCGCCAAATGCTAATGCTGCTGTGTAAGTTTTTCCTGATCCCGATAAATTATTTCTTGATGTAGTCATAGAACTAAGAGCAGTCCAAGAACTACCATTCCAATAACGGGTTGTGCCAGTAAATGGAGTTCCTCCAAAAAATAAAGCATTTGTATTATCTGCTCCTGCAGCACCGTAACCATTAGAACCAGTAGGCTCATTTGTTATACTTGTCCAACTCGTTCCATTCCAAGATTCTGAAACTCCTGAATATTGATCTCCACCTGAAGCTATTGCAGATGTATATGTTCCTGCACCAGCAACAAAAGCTCTCTGACTATTTAAATCATTAACTTCTGTCCAAGCGGTACCATTGTAAGATTCTGTTATAGCTTTTGCAGTTGGTGCTGGAGGTGGACTTCCACCAAATGCTAATGCTGCATCTTTTGTAGCACCAGCTCCACCTAAAGATGATCTAGCCGTATTCAAATTTCCACCCGTAGACCAAGAACCTACTGTTGTAAGAGAAAATACTTTCCAATTTCCATCAGTTTCATTATACCAAACTTGACCCTCGATTGGGTTATCAGGATTAGTTGTAAAATTTTGAATTTTACCACCATGTATTCCTTTGTATTCTGACATTTATTCCTCTAAAGTTATATCTGTTGGTCTTGTACCAATTCTATTATTTTTTTCTTCTGTTGTTTCGCCATCAACATTGTCATTATCCCAAGCTGTTTGACTAGCAATTACTTCTGCATCAACAAGTGCTTGTGCTTCATCTTTAGTTTTAATTTGACCTAAAACTTTATTAATCCAAATATTAGCATTTTTATTGTGTGCTGGTACTTGCCAAACATTTGCTGGATAACCTCTGAAAGTTATTTTTTGAGATTCAGAATGTTCAATAAATCCTTTACCCCAGTTTTCAGCTACGCAATATTGATAATTTTTATGTGCCATAATAATCTCCTTTATTTAGTCTTTAATAACCAACCTTGTGTTCCATCTACATAGACTAAAGTGTTAGATGCCCTTTCAACTGAAACTGTTAAATCTGTTGCTGAACCTTGAATAGGTTGTGAATTTCTACCGATTGTTAAATTATTTGTATCAAATGTTCCTGCGTAATCAACAAATGTTACGAAATCTCCTAAAGATGGAGATGCAGGTAAAGTCATTGTAATTGTTGCTGATGTTGTATTTATAAAATATCCCTCTCCAGCAACTGCTGTAAAATTTGATGTTTTAACTGTTTGCCATTGTTCTCCACCAGATACTTCGCCAAAAGATAAATTTCCAGCACCATCAGTTTTTAAAACTTGATCTGTTGTACCATCTGCTGTTGGATAAGATAAACCATCTATAATTACTTTACCTGTTCCATCAGGTGTAAAAGTAATATTACCATTTGATACTGATACTATTGAATTACCATTAACATCTAAATCTCCACCTAATTGTGGAGTGGTGTCATTTACTAAATCTGTTGCTACTGTAGAGTCTAACCAGTTCACAGTATTAGCTGAATAGTCAAATTGTGCTAAAGATATATCATCTGTTCCATCAAAGAATTTTAGAGTTGGATTTGTTGCGTTGGTTACATCTAGCCATACAGTTCCTGCAACTGCTGATGTTGGTCTTGATGATCCTGAATTAGAAGTATTAATAGCCTCTAATACAGAGTTTAAATCTGATCTAAATGATGGAAATGATTGGTTAGCTATATCGTAATCGTGTTGTGCCATAAGTCCTTATACTCCTTTTAAAATCCTTTTGCAATATAATCAAATGTTCTTGATACTGCTGTATCTGAACTATTGAAGAATGATACATCAAAACCATTAATTGTTTTATTAGCAACTGTAAAATAATCTCCTGTTGCCATATTTTCCCCAGTAATTCCTACGGCATAATTAACAGATTTATACGGATTTGTAAATGTAACTGTATAAGTTCCAGCACCAGAAGTTATATCATTTCCACTAAATATTCTGTCTTCCATATCTATAGAAACTGTAACCTCATTAACAACTGGAGTAGATGCTAAATCTCTTGAAATTAAAACAACTCTAAATTTAGCATAACGGAAAGTGTAAGAACCTATTATAAAATTTCTAAAATCTGTATATGTTACATTATCATTAGATGTAGCTATCTCAATATGAGCATTAGCATTAGCTGGTGTATCTCCATCAAAGTTAGATGATGCAGAATCAAATAATCCACTTCTAGCATCAAATAAATCATCAGGGTTATCTGATGTTTGACTTAGTGTTGCTGTAATTCTAGCAGTATGAACTGCACCAATATCAATAACATTTTCAAATTCATAATTTCCTGTTGAATAGAAGTCAGCATTTTCTACACCTGAATCAAAAAATCTAGTTGTTTCATCATCAAATAATCCTGTTCCACTATCAAATAATTCTGATGAATCTAATCTTATTGTACTATCAGCAACTACAACATTATTTAAAGTTCCATTAAAATCAGGGTGTTCAGATTGTGTAGCAATAGCATTAAAGTTTTGAACACTTGTTACATTTGAAATAATAGCTGTAGCATTAGAACTAAAGTTACCTAATTTATCTACTGCTTTAATAAGATAAGTACCTTGTCTAGCTGGTACTGTAATACTTGTACCTGGTCGAGATATTTTTTCTACTAATGCAACTGAGTTTTGCCAATCAGCAGTTCCATTAGTTTCTTCACTAAATCTTAATTGATAATATGCTAAATCTAAATCAGGTATTTGTGTCCATGATAAATGTGCTTCTTGTCCAACAATATTACATGAAAAATCTTCTACATCAGCTGGTGGTTCAATAGCACCAATAATTGTTCTTGATTCTGAAACATAAGTTGATGATACACCTAAAGTATTTACAGCTTTAACTCTTACATCATAAGTTTCTTGGTCAATTACATTCAATACTCTTTGATTTAATCCTGTACCTTGTGCATGAATTTTATAATCTGTTTCATCTGATTTTTTATATTCAACTTGGTAATAATCAACAAAGCTATCAGTAGATGCACCAATAGTTATATTTAATGCAACAATTACTGTACCATCATTATATTCAATTAATTCATCATCTAAAGTAATACTTGCTGGTGGTTGAACAGTAAATGGATTAGGAAGTGTTGTAGTTGGAATTGTAGTTGCTTGTGTTTTTGTAGCCCAAGTATAATGACTATCTTGATGTTCAACTAAACTTAATCCAACAGTATAATCATTGTTAAAAGTAATTCCTAAAACTCTAAATGGTTTTGCAGAAAATCCTAATGATGAATGTGTAATATTAACTATATCTCCAATATTTAATTCATAACCTTTAAAAGCTACATTTAAAGATAATCCTAAAGCCTCTCTTGATCTTCTTAAAATAACTTCTGCCATTTCTTCAGCTTGATATTGACTTGTGATTGTTGGAAATTGAAATCTACCCTCTAATAAAAAACCACCATCAGCAGTTTTCATTGTTGCGTGTTGATCTGCACTTGGTAATCCTGAATCATCTATTGGTGGAAACTGAACTTCATCTACTTGATAGTTTCTATCAGGATTTATAAATGAACAAATAACTCTATTATATCTTTCATTCTTTTGTGGGATTGCTAAAGTATAACCACCTATAATATCGTCTTCAGTTAATGTTACACTTGCTGTTCCTGTTGTTTCAATAATTAAACTATATTTACCTTGTGAAAATGGAATATAACCTCTACAGCCTTTAATCATTTCTCTTAAATTATCTATAATAGTTCTTGATGTATCTACTGCTGTATTACAATCAAATATATTTATATTACTTCCACCTGAATATGGCTCTACTTGAGTTTCGCAAATTTGTGAGGCATCATAAAAACTTTGTAAATCTATTTCACTTACAGATAAACCTTTTCCATATCTTGTATCTGTTAAATAATCTAAAATGCACCATGCTGGGTTTGTTGAATAACTTGCAGATTGTTCTACTAGACTTGCATTATAAGTTTTAACTTTTTTACCTTTTATTCTAGCTTGTATTTTAGGAAGTCCACCAAAAGCATCTTGGTTAAACTTAAATCTAATTGCAAGATAACATAAGCCACTTAATTTATGATTACTTCCCCAACTAGATAATGTAGATAATAATGTTGATGCTGATTGACCATCTGTTCCAAAGTGAGGCTCTAATCTAATTAAACTTTCGCCATCTTTGTAATAATTACTATCTGAACTATCTACTTCAACTGCATTACCATCTGTAAAACTACTAGCAAATGTTACAGGTTTTTCATCAATTAATATTTCTTCAATAGAATTTATTTCTCCTTCTGATAATACTAAAGCGATATATAGATATTGATTATCTGTTCCTGAAGATTCTACAAATACTCTAGTACCACCAACAAGTCTTTCTCCATAGATTACAGGAATATTTGCATCATTAGATTGTTTATTTAATAATATACCTTTTTCAAATTCATCAAATGAATTAGTTGCAAAATCAGGTATTTCAGGAGTTTTAGGTCTTAATGCCCAAGATAAAAATAATGTTGCACCTAATTGTACTAAAGGATTTTGAAAAAATCTAAAAACAGGAGTTTTACTAACTGCTTGTACTGCTGTTGTTACTGTTTGAACTACACCACCCATTACTTATGAAACTCCCTTTTGTATTTACTAGATATTCTGTAAATATTATTGTTATCATCTAATCTTAACCAATTAATACATTGATTAGTTTTTAGAAAGTTTTTAAAATGATTATAAACCCATGACATAACTATTCTTGCATTTCTTAAAATAAGAATATCATGCAACCAAAGTCTATCTCCACTTTGCCATTGATCTTTATTTATTTTTGCATTTGATTTATAATGCTGTTCGTTTTCTTCATTTAAAAAAGCCCAATTTACAAAACCAAATATACCTTTATCATCTCTAAATATTTTATATTGATTAGCTTTTATTGATGGCTCAATATGATGTGATAATTCAATAACATTGTGTTTGTTATATTTATTAAATTGCTTATAAAAATTGACTATACTTTGCATTATGCTCTACCCCATTTAATATCTCTAATTGTTTCAGATGAAAAATCCATTCCAACATCTGTACTAAAAAATCTTTGCTGTGATGTATTATTTGTTTTACGACCATTTCTTTTATCAAAGTCAGCCCATTGAGATACAATAGATAATACAACAGCACTTGAAGTATCAGATTCTTGAACAGAAAAGTTTTCTATATTGCCTTTATATAAAATGATAGGGTCATCAATAAGACTATTAGAACTATCTAATAAACCTCTATAAATAATAACATCATCATTCGTTACATTTTCATTTAATACTGTTGCTATAAATGTTTGGTCAGCACCAGATAAAGTAAGTTTTAAACTTGTTTTTGATATATCTGTTTGTTCAGAAAATTCAGATATTCCTAA